TAGTTCAGGAACTGACTTTGGTAGTGCTTGGTGGGGTTGTTCCTCATTAACCTCATTCCCTCAGCTTGATGTTAGTTCAGGAACTGACTTTAGTAGTGCTTGGGAGTATTGTACATCACTAACCTCATTCCCTCAGCTTGATGCTAGTTCAGGTACTAACTTTTATTGTGCTTGGTACAATTGTTCCTCATTAACCTCATTCCCTCAATTAGATGTTAGTTCAGGGACTGACTTTAGTTATTCTTGGGGTTATTGTTCCTCATTAACCTCATTCCCTCAACTTGATGTTAGTTCAGGGAATGACTTTGATTATGCTTGGTATTATTGTTCATCACTAACCTCATTCCCTGATCTTGATGTTAGTTCAGGAACTAACTTTAGTGGGGCTTGGAGAAATTGTTCAT